TCATGCCAACATTATGAGCCGTATGTAATTTCTTATGGTTAAACCACCAAACATCGCCTACATTAAACTTTTGCTCTTGATCCCCACAAGTTTGGCTGCACCATTGATTACTTTGCAACACTATATGAAATCTTTGATAGTAATCTGCATACGTTCCTTGATCATTGTGTTTAGTTACATGACCACTAGGCTTCAAGTTCACTATAAGTACCCTTCCCATTTCCTTAACTTGTAGCTGCTCTAGTATTGGTCGCATTAATGGTATTAACGCAGGTTTTAGATATTCCATACATGGGTAGTCATATGACCCTGTATCAAACAAAACGTAGTATGTACTCATTTTTAGTGGTCCTCTAACGTATATGCACTCGGTGTCCTTGTGTGCTGACCTTGTAGCTTTTTGTCGTGCTGTTATTTCTCTCCACAACTCTGGTTTTGCATCTAATAATTTAAGCAATGGTTCTACATCTAGACCATTTGCTATACGAACAAAATTACATTCTGGTGTATGGGTCATAATCCTTTTTGTGTGTAGCTTCTTTGCGTCTTTTAATGTATATATCCTCCATTTCTTTTTTGGCTACTGGCAGGGCAAAGGTTAGTGCTAATGCATCAGCCAGATCTGGTGACCCTGCTCCCTGCAATCTCTTTTTAATCTGATCCTTGCTTTCTAATACACGCCTACCTACGTTGTCATACCAATATATCGGTGTTGCTAGTTCTTGTTTTAACGCTATATCGTTTGGTATTGCACCTCCCTCTTCTATCCATTGTTTCATTAACCACCACATCTCACTTCTACGGTTTAGGTATTGCTCTGGTTTGGTTGCCTTACCACCAAATGGTATCTCGATTACGTCATACGATAGTTGCCGTAGCCTATCAATAACTCCACTCCCTGCACCAGCATCACAAAACACCGCATCTGGATCATATTCTTCTATCAGGTTGGCTACTCTGGCTGCTAGATCCATATTGTCTATACCACGATATACAACTGGTTTAAATGCCTGTCTGCCTTGCCTACGGAATACTACAGACCTATCATCTCCAAACCTTGCAGGGTCGATTCCTAGCACTACTGGTGACATATCTACATGGCTTTGTTGGTATACACGTTTAGCTGCATCTTCGGTATCTGCCAATGCAATTAACTGGTCATCACCTTGTGCTGAGAAGTCGCATAGATACTCACGAGCAAAGGAAGTCTCACTCATGTCTCGTTTAAGACGAGTAACCTCGTTGGGATGTAGCGAATCAGTATCAAATACGGTATATCTGGCTGCTGTCCAATCCTCCTCATCCATTGCCTTGTAATACAATTCACTAAATAAATTTATGCCCTGCGGAGTGCCTATAAAGAGTGACCAACCCAAACGGTCGCTCAACGCAGGTTGGACAATATCTGACCATAATTCGTTCTTAATCTGGGCTACCTCATCTATCACACAACCGTCCAATCTCATACCCCTTAACGCATCTGGATTATCGCCCCCAAAGAGTCTAATGATCGCTCCATTATGTTTAAACCTTACCGATAGTTCGCCTTCATTTATCTCGATTACAGATTGCCTACGCAATGGTTCTATCTTTTGTTTTAACCTAGCCCATGCAATTGCTTTTGCCTGTCTCAAGAACGGTGCAACGTACACAAACATACCTAACTCTTTGTCTGTCTTGATCGCTTTATCTATTAGTTCCATGATGGCTAGCTCAGTCTTGCCAGAGCGTCTGTGGAGTGCATATACCGAAAAGCGTTGTTTCTTTAAATGGCACTCCTTTTGCCATGATCTAGGGGTGTAATCAAGGCTTATGTTCATCCCTGCGGTAGGCCAGTACTAATAGTTAAATTAATATCTCCTTTTGCTTCAACTCCTAACTTGTCTCCATACTCCTGTGGATACCATTTACTAAGCAATTTTAAACGTAAATCTGCCCTTGATCTCATCCAGTTAACGTGAGCATTATCCATCCTTGCATTCTCTCCCTCACCGATCATAGGAGGAGGAGTATCAACAAGTGCTAAAGCTTCTTCTGCAATTGCCCTTGCTCCAAGGAATCTGCTTATATGCACGAAGCGTGACATAAATGTTTCGTCCTTTTCCAACCACCGATACAAAGTCCTGTATGAAACCATTCCTTTCTGCCTACAAAAAGCCCTAACAGTTCCACCAGTAGCAACGTGTTCTAAAAGCTTTTCACAAATCTCAGGATCTGGTTGTGATATGGGACGTCCTAGTTTTGTAGATTGTTTTCCAACGGTCTGGAGTTTGCCCTCGGATTTGGTATTTCGCAATTTTGGCAATTGTACCTCTTGGTAAGTTAAAAATAGTACTAAGAGTACCGTAACCTAATCCCTCCTCGTTTAAATCCCTGATAGCATCTATAGTTTCATCAGAAATTTTGCA